CCGTGGTTATGTTTATTTTGATAACGGCTAGATATTTGCTCATTTTATATGCAATTATCGTCACGTAAATTCACTTGTTTCTATCCTGCAGTTGATGCTGCGGTGCTTAGCTCAGTATTTCGACACGACACAAACCTTTCTTCACCTCTGCTATGGGCATGGCCGACACTTATGTGGTTCGGATTCTCCTCATAGTATGTGCTGTTATTGGATATTTTGGCGGTTGATATGTACTCGGAAGTAGGGAAATGAGAAAATTGGGAGGCATCCTACGTGGCCCAAATTGTATTGTATGAACATTATCTGAAGGATCAATGTATTGTTTAAATTGTATTATTACTATGCATTAAAATTTTAATGAAATGAATGACATCACAAACAAATCCCGCAAATGCGGAGGGGTTATCACACCTAGCGGCAGAAGTGACAACAGTAGCACTACCAGTTCCTCTAGTGGAACTGAACCCACCTATGGTGGATTTACCATTCTCCCTTCCCCTCGTGGATTCGGAAGAGCTCCACAGCGTAAAGATTACACTAAGGTACCTTACGTTTCTGGGAGAGGGGGGAAAGGCAACAAAGGAGGAATGGGCAAGAAGGGTTCTTTCCGTACCGCGGATGCTGAAATGGGAAAGGCAGTTGCAGAAAGCCTTGCACAAGCGGCCGGCGAAACGGATGCGGCTCGAGAAAGAGTCGCCATTGCTGAGCAAGAAGTAAAGGACTTAAAAGAGAGTATCGCTGGAGCAGTTAAGGACGAATACAACCTTGTGGTTGATGGAGGCCTTAAGGGATTCTCCTTTGAAACTCACTTTATCAGTACTAATACGCCCAAAGTCCTCGTGTATAAAATAGTGCTAAACCTCGTACTATTATTTATTTTGTATTCTACATTCATTTTATATCCTTTGTCTTCAATGAGGATATTACTGAATACTAAGTCATCCTGGACTTGGATGCTTATTTCTTTTCTGTATAATATGGCTGTATTTTATTTGTGTAATTGGGCCAGTGTTATCCTCATTCAGTGGGTAGCATTCCATTACTCTAATGGTAAGGACCTCTTGACTCGCAAAGCAAGATATGTGGTTACCAATCCTCACTTATTTACCTCCCCCGATGATACTCGACCTGAGATTGTTGCTGTCGGGAAACTTAAGTACAAGGATTGTAGACTCGTGGAACTCGAAATTCTTGAGGATTTTGTTGTTAACGGAGTTAATTTTACCACGTTGGAGCATTGCGTCAAGGAAGTCCTGAGGGGTAGAGTGTTTCAATATTTAGTGACCTTATTAGTTGGATGCGGTAGAATTTCTATTGTTCGCATCATTCTTGACAATCCAGTCACTCAATTGATCATTCGACCTTATTTTTCAATGATCAAATTGCCAGATCTTGGTGCCCGTTCACGAGGTACCGTACATATTTATGCTGAGATGTTTGCTCAGCTTAGATCTGCAGATTTGATGGTTTTGTCTTTGGACCAAGAGATGGGAAGGGTAACCAAATTATACTCTGAGGGGGATTTTTATAAGAATCACTCCGCATCACTCAAGATGCAATTTGAGAAAATTCAGTATTCAGCTCGTCGTATGAACACTTTGAATTCTGATCGTTATGACTTCTTGAGTGGTCATCTGTATGTTCAGGAAACTGTAAAATTAGCCCAAGTGCTGTATGACGATTTACGTCGTATTCAGTATGTACAAGCACCGATCTCGGGTTTTCCCGGGACTGCACTTCATTAAACAGGCGAATTTGGATGCGGGGTTATCGCGTTGGCGAAGTACCTCTTCCACCCCTGCCTCCAGTCAAGTCCTCTTTGAAATTTAAAGAGCATAAGCATGGACGCCGCACTGACCCTTTGTCACGTCCGGTTGTTTCCACAAGTCTTGGCTGTCAGGTAGAGCAGGTGTGCTTACCTCACGCGTGCCCAAATGATCCTCATTCAATGAAGTGTGGTGTTATGAAAAGGTTTGGTTGTTTAACTCCCAAGCCTGATGTAAAGTTACTTGATGAATTCTCTGAATTCTGCATTAGTTTTATTACCCGTACGTGGGATCCTCTACCAGGTGACACGGTTATTAGTGTCCCCGATTGGTTGGATAAAACGGATTATCCACTTAAACGTAAAATTGTTCTGCAAAATAAATGGGACAAAGTTGAAGTTAAAGAAGAAATTTTGAGAGATAAGAAATACACTGAATGTTCATCGTTTATGAAAGATGAATTCTATTTGACTTATAAATATCCTAGAGCTATTAATTCTCGTTCTGATGAGTTTAAGTGCTTGATGGGTCCTTATTTTAAAGCAATAGAAAAAGTAGTTTTTGATCTCCCTCACTTCATCAAGAAGATCCCAGTTGCAGACCGTCCTCAGTTCATTAAGGATAGGATGTTGCGTTTAGGTTATACGTTTGTTGCCACGGATTATACGGCGTACGAAGCTCACTTCGTACCTGAACTAATGAGGAAATGTGAATTTATTTTGTATAAATATATGGCCCAAAATTTATCGGGATGCGAACTATTCTTTGAAGGTTTAGAGAAAGTACTCGCTGGCAATAATGTCTGTAATTTTAAAGACTTTAAAGCTGAAGTTCTCGGTGTTCGGATGTCAGGGGAAATGTGTACGTCTTTAGGAAATGGTTTTTCGAATTTAATGTTCATGCTATTCTTAGCTTCTAAATTCGGTGAGGATCCTGATGATGTAAATTGTGTGGTAGAAGGCGATGATGGACTCAAACCCGAACAGTTCGAGGGTCCAGCAGCGTCCGACTTTGCAAAGCTGGGTTTGGATATCAAACTGGAAAGGCATGTTGATGTGTGTGAAGCCTCTTTTTGTGGATTGATCTTTGACGTTGATGATCTTATCAATGTTGCTGATCCCATGAAGGTTTTAGCTACAACTGGATGGGCTGCTGCCCGTTATGCGCAATCCAGGGATTCAAAACTTAAGACTTTATTACGTTGTAAAGCCCTATCAATTGCTCACCAATACCCTGGGTGCCCCGTCATATCATCATTCTCACAATATCTTTTGCGAGTGACCCGATCTTATGATGTTAGACACATGATCGAAAATTGGCGCAACACGTATGAACGGCAGAAATTGCTATTAGCGTTGCGTGATGAGAAATTGATCAAAGTTGTCCGGCCACCATGTAATACACGTTTTCTGGTTGAAAAGAAATTTTCAATACCTGTAGAACGACAACTTCGACTTGAAAAATATTTCGATGAATGTCAAGTTCTTCAACCCATACCATATGCACTTGTTAACGATCTAGTACCAAGTGTTTGGGCTGAGTATTATGAAAATTATAATGATACCACTAACAATGTAATGTACTCCGATAAAAGTTGGAACACCCCATACCTGTAGG